AAAGAAAACCCGGTCAAGGGCGTGCGCAAGAACAAGGAAAAGCCACGCGACTTCTATGCCGACGACACCATTTGGGCGGCAGTGTATTCGCAAGCGTGCGACGAACTCATGGACGCAATGGACATCAACTATTTGACTGGCCAGCGCCCGGCTGACGTTTTAAAAATGATGCTGACCGACATCAAGGATGGTGCGCTCGAAGTCAAGCAAAACAAGACCAAGAAGAAACTGCGCATCATGCTTGAGCAAAATGGCGTGCGCTCCCAGCTTGGCCGCGTGATTGACCGAATCCGCGCGCGCGATAGGCGCATTGCCAGCCTGTTTCTCATTGCCACCCCCAGCGGTACCGCACTCAACAAGTGGACGCTGCGAACCCGGTTTGACGACGCACGCGATGCAGCCGCCAAGGCAGCCACCGAAGCTGGAAATTTGGAATTGGCCAAGAGCATCAAGGCTTTCCAGTTCCGCGACATCCGGCCAAAGGCAGCCTCAGAAATTACGCTCGAACATGCCAGCAAGTTGCTTGGCCACACTGAGCACGAAATCACTGAGAAGGTTTATCGACGTGTCGGTGAAGTGGTGCAGCCGACGCGCTGACAATCAAAACCCAGTAAAGAAAAAGGGCTCCACGAAGGAGCCCTTTTATTTGGCGGAAACGGTGAGATTCGAACTCACGGACGGTTTCCCGTCGTCGGTTTTCAAGACCGATGCAATCGACCACTCTGCCACGTTTCCAAAAACTTTCACTGCTGGGTTGCGGAAATGATTTCCGCAAGTTGCGGAAACGATTGCCAGAAACCCTTATAAATCAACACGCTTTAAAGCGATGCAACAGCTTTCAAGTCTTCCGTGTTTTTCATAAAAATCAACACCTTACAGTGATTTCATTTCCGCAACTCATCGTCTTTTGCGTACTCTAAGCCGTTGATTTTACTAGGGTGGTGGCAGTACATGCGGAAATGATTTTGGGCGAAAAGGTGCCCCCCATACGACTACCCTTGTGGGGCTGGGGGGCTGCGCTATCGGCACCATCCATCCGTGGCCGTCACGGTAAGGTCTCCCGCACCAATATTGCCGCCTTGGTGCGCCGTGTGGACTTCACGGTAATGGTGGCGGTGTCAGAGCAAATTCGATTCGGCAGTCCTGCGTTTGACTAGGCCGGGCAGCACGCGGCCACCACCACGCACCCAGCGCATGAGTTGAGTTTTGGCTTGGTCCCAAGCGCCAGCATTGACAACCCGGCGAAGGGTTGACGCCTGCAAGGCACCAAGCCCCACGTTGTAAGCAAAGTCAGCAATGGCGCTCAAGCGGTCGCCTGTGAGCCGTGGGCAAAGTGCTGCGGTACCGCGTGCAAATTTGAGCGCGTCCATGTGCATTCGCTGGTCGGCATATTCTTGGGTCCATGCCCTGCCGGGAAAAACATCGGGGCCAGTCGAACCCCAACCACACGTCCACACGCCAGCCGGGCACAAGTACGGCACCAGCTTGCACCCTTCAAAGGTGCGAATCAGCGCATAGAGCGCGGCCAAATCAGCTTGCTCGTTTGTCACGGTTCATCACGCGTGAAGCGAAATAGAAGCCAATGACGACGCCAACAAGCTGACGGTCCCAATCGGTCATCACCCAACCAGCCGTATTGAGTGCCACCACCCAAAGGTAAAGCGCGATTGATGCGGCTGCCGGGCGAATAGAACCATTCCACAAATCGACCAACCAAATGCCCGTCTTCTCGGTGGCTCGGCTGCTTGACAGTAGAAACGCATTGGCCTCGATGCGGGCAATGTCGGCGTCGGCTTGCACCATCACCTCTTTGACGCCTAGCTCTGCTTGTAGGCGGATTCGCTCGCAGTCGCGGGCGTGGCGTTTGTCGTCCAACTCGGCTTGCAAGGCGAGCATGGCTTGCTCATGCTTGTGGTCTTGCCACTTAGTCCACACGTCGGCAAACTGGCCCCAAATCATGCGGAAAGCCGCACCGCCTAAGAAAGAAAGAATCGCGCTCATTGATGCACCTCCATGCAGTAATGCTATGGGTGGGCGCAGTCAATGGCGGATATTTATTGCAGAGCGTCGCGCTTGGTTCGCAGTGTGTCGAGCTTGTCGCGTTGCTCTTGGTTGAAGCGCTCGCGGCTGTCGTTTGTCATTGACTGGTTGCGGTTTGCGCTTCGAATGTTTGCGCGGATTTCGCGTTCTTCTTTTGCGATGTCGGCCCGCTTGTATTCGATGCCGCGCTCAGGGTCAACGGCTCGAATCTTGGTACCAGTCAACACGTCTGGCAGCGTGGTGGAAAGTGGCACTGGGTCGCCTGCTTTAGTGCGCCCGGTGTACGGTCCAAACTCAGTGTCAAAGGTGTATGCCGCCGAATCCATGAGCTTGTTGAAGTTGTAGCTTCCGGGCACGAATGGCGCATTGGGTGTGAGTTGCTTGTAAATGTAGCCAGCACGGGTTTGCGCTGCCTCCCAAGGCGTGTCTGACTTCTTCACCAAGTCCTTGCCGCTGAATGTGTCCACGTTCCATGCAATCGCTGCCGTCATTGAAAGCAGCGGGTGTGACGGCATCAATGGTGCTGGCACTGGCAAGCCGTTGGTTTGGTTGTTCACATCGAACAAGTCACCCAGCGGCACGCGTCGCGTCACATCCATGAAGGCTGGTTTGCCTTCGACGTTGAACGGCATCCGCACCGCTTTTTGTGTACCAATGGCAGAGCGGCCTTGCATGTAGTCCGGCAATCCCTTGCGCTCTTTGTCTTCATCGCCACCGCTGATAAGGTAGCCCAGCCAGTTGGCACCAGCGAGCAAAGCAATGGGGGCAATTAAGCGGTCGGGGTGGTGCATGGCCGTATGAATCACCATCGGCACGGCTTTGTAGGTGTAAGAGAAAAACGGGCTGTAAATCCGCTTGATGTTCTCCACACCTTCGGGCATGTCTGCGTAGTTGAAAATGTAGCGCTCGGTGTCTTCGACGGCTTGCTCTGGTGTCATGCCTGCTTTGCGACGGTCGGTGTAAATCATCAACTTGAAGAACTGGTCTTCGAACTCATAGGCCCGCTGCATGTTCTCGCGGTACCAGCTCACGGGTTTGCCTGTCTTTTTCAGGAATTCGGCCATCTTCGAAAAGCGCGAACTTGCGACGCTCTCCATGTCGGCCATATCTGCCAAGTCGGGCAAGAGCAAGTTTTGAATTTCCATCGTTGCCCACTCGGTACCGAACAAGCCTTTGTCCACTGCCTCTTTGTAATACTGGCCCTTAGTGCGGTACTCGCGCACAGTGTTGCGCCAGTTGGCAGGGTTGGCCGGGTTCAAGCCAGCAAAGTGCATCACGAACACGTTGCTCACCACGTTGTTGCCGTGGCTGACTGGGTTCCAAACGGTCTTGCCTTCTTTCCACCAGCCAAGCGCTTTGTCGTATGCCGCCATGAGCACGCCCTTGGGTTGGGTGTTGCGCTTGAGCGAATCGGCAACTTGTGGCTCGACGTACATGCCAGCCAGTGCGCCATAAGTCTTGGTCCCGGGTGCACCTTTGATTTCAGCGTTGGGCACCTGCACCCAGCCACCGGGGTTGTATGTCTTGGCCAAGTCGGGATTGTTGGCCACGGACTTGAACAAGCGGCCAATGGCCACGTCGCGCTGCGTTTCAACATACCCCATTGCGTAGCGCAACACCGCGTCGCGCACTTCGCCCATATCCTCACGCTCGCTTTGTGTGAAGTCACGCCACATGATGATTTTTGTACCGTTGAACTTCTGCGGAATTTTGCCGCCAGATTCGAGCACGTCCAACAAGTTTTGCGGCAGGTTGTCACCATCGGCCAAGCTCGAAACTTTCCAACCAAACTTCTTGGCCAGCTCGACTTTTTCGATGGGCACCTCATTGACCAAGCCACGCGATTGCAGGCGAGCGCCACGAATCTTCATCCGGGTTTTGGTAAACCACGACATAAACATTTGCTTGTTGCTCAGTTGTGCAATGAGTGGCGTCTTGTAAAGGCGCGGCAAGTAGTCTTTGACCAAGCGTTCTTCGGACAACATTCCAAGCTCAACCAACTCGTTGGCCTGCGTTTCCAAAGCGGCAGTGATTGACGCGGCCAGCTCCACCATTTCTTGCGGTGGCACGTCGGCCACTTTGACTTGGTTCTCAATCATGTCTGACAAGAGCACGCGTTGCTCTGGCGTCAAGTCCATGCCCTTCTCTGCAATGGCCTTTGCGCTTTCGGTGGCCTTGTTCTGGTCCACACGGAATTGGCGCATCATCTGCTTGAATTCGGTTGGGCGGTTGTCTGCGAGCTTTGCCCGGCCCAAATAGTCCGTGGCATAGGTAGCCATCCGGTCATAGAGCTTTCGGCCCAGCACATATTGCTTGCGCCCGCTGGCATCCACTTCACGGCTGAATGCGTCTTTGACGTTGATTGGTTCAAAGTTGCGAGCGGGTTGGCCAAGGTCCAATTCGGTTTGGTCCTGCTGCTGCTCTTGGCCCTTCATTGAAAATGGCATGTCTTTCATGTCATTCCAAGCGTCGATGGCTGGTGATGCGTCTACCTCCATCTTGCCGAAAATTTCATTGATGAGCGCGTGGGCTTCGTCGTTCTTCACGGCACGCAAGTCGGCGGCGTATTGCTTGAAACCAAAATAGTCAGCCAGTTGGGCCATCCATTTTGTTAGCACAGAGCGCACACGCTCAAGAACGGTTTTGTCCAGCGTGCCGCTGCGGTTTTCCTCTGCAAAGATAGCCAAGGCTTCATCCACGCCACGCGCTTTTGCAAATTTTTCACCATGCGCGGCCTTTGTGCGCTGGCCAACTTCGGTTTGAACCCAAGCGTCTGCATCTTTTTTGATGTAGCTGTCTCGCTCGTAGAGCTTGCTCATTTGGGTTATAAACTGGTCTCTGGTCAAAAATCGGCGCAAGCCATAGTGGAGCATTTCATGGAAAAACGTCCGTTGTACTTCGGTGCGACTATGGAGGAAATCTCGAAAGAGATAGATGCTGGAGTCATGCAAAGCCCCGGAAATTCCATCACTATCGCTTGCCCCCGGAAGTACCCCGACCGCAGTATCAAGCACCCTAATTACGGGTTTATGCGCGAACTTCGCGAGCGCATAGCCAATTTCTTCTTCAATCGCCGACGGGGTTAAGTGCTCAGAAATATTGACGGGCTTGCCTTTGCTGGTGCTGTAAATCTCAACGCCCTTATCTGTCTCGCGGCTTTCCGTAGTTTTAAAGAACTCGTCAAACCCGGCGCGAATCGCTGGGATTTCTCCCGCTGTTGGATAGGGGTAGCTTTCCTCAAGCTGCATCCCAAGCGCGGCCATTGCATCCCAAGTTTCAGGGGCAACAATGTTGGCTAAGTAATCGTTTGATGCGTTTTGGTCTTGCAGCTTTGCAATCAAATAACTCTCAAAGGCGCGTGCCGACATTTCCACGTCGGTTGTCCAATAGTCTTTGCTGCGCTTGCCATCGAGTTGTGCAGAGCGTGCCTTGATGGCCGTCGAGTTAATCGCCTTCATCACGACGCCATAAGCGTCCACCATTTCTTTGCGCACACCTTTGTCTTGATACAAATACTTGCTGCCAACCGAAGCGAGCTTCACATCGAGGGCGTCTGTCATCATGCCGTCGGCTTTGCTGCGCTTGCGTGAGAAATAGTTGTCGAGTGCGTGCCACCATTCATGGCCAAGACTGCCTGCGCCATTTTTCTTGGTGAGGTTAATCACCACCTTGTCGCGCTCATAGTGTGCAGCGGCAGGACTTACGCCACCGCTACCACGCGCACCAAACGCAAGTCCAAGCTGGCCATTCAATGAGATTGCTTTGGCCGGAATGTTCAACACTGCGGCCATGTCCATGAGCGCGTCGTATGCGTCATTCAAATCTTGTTGGCGTCGGCCTTGCTCCACCCAGTTTCCAAACTCAACACCACGGAAACCAAAGGCAGCGCCAAACATTTGTGGCGTCACGTCTTGTCCGTTGCGCATGTCTTCGCCAACGCGTGGCTCGTTCGTGTCGCGGCGCTCGCGTGGAATCTCTTTTACCTTTTCCAGCTTGGCCAACAACTCGTCTTGGCTTTCGGCTTTGTAGGTGCGTGCCTCTTTGACTGTGGCGAATGGCCCAGCCAAGTCGATGTAATTACGGCCCAACTTCTTGCCAACGAAGAAGCCATCGACGCGATGCTTTGAATAAATGTCAAAGGTGACTTGCTTTTTGGCGTTGTCCTTTGCGCTCAGTCCTTCGTATAGCGACTTGAACTTGGCAATGACTTCTTCTTTGGTATCGCCTGCGGCAACTGAGCGCGGCCAGTTACCAAACGAACTTGATTTCGTCTTCTGTTCAATCACCCACTTGGTCACGTTCTTTTCGCCCATATAGAGCGAATAGAAGTTTTCCTGCATGGTCATGCCATCGAGCGATTTGTCATGGCCCACTGCCAAGTAAAGCTCAACACGGCCCAAGAGTGGTTTGATGGTTTGCGACTTCTCAATAAACTTTTTGGCCGTGCCTGTTTCGGATTCTTTTTCGCCCATGATTAAGTTGGCGAAAGAGCGAAGTGTCTTCACTTGCTCGGCCCAACGCTTTACCTTGTAGCTCTGGCGTGGCTTGGCTGGGATTTCGTCGCGTGCTGCGCGAATGAATGCAACGGTCCAAGGGTCCGTGCCGCCATCGAGCAATGCTTGATAGTCTGGTTGTGGCCAAACTTTCGAAAGTGGTTGCAATGCGATGTCGTCGTCAACAACTTCGCCAAGCTGGTCCTTGAATGATGTCCACACGTCTTTGCGTGCACCACCAATCTTTTGGCCAAAGTCTGCGATTTTGTTTTGAGCTTCGGCGGCTGTCTCGGTTTGTGTCTCTGGCTTGTTGCCGCGCTCAATCACTTCGTCTTTGGCTGAGAACATAGTCGAGTGCGTGCGTGGCGATGAGGTTGAAACCCATTCACCATCGCGCTTGCCAACGCCTTCAACTGTCACGGACCAGTTGCCGCCATTCCAATCAAACGATAAAACGCGGCTGTCGGTTTTCCAATAGTCGCTCTTGATGATATTGCCCACGGCAAAGTGGTCTTCGAGCTTGGCGCGTAATTCTGCGGTGCTCTCTTTGCGTTTGCGTGCGGGCTTTGCTGGTGCTGCTGGCGTTGCTTCTAGTGTTGGCTCTACCTGCGCTTCTTCTTGCGCCGGGGCGCTGAAAATATCTTGCTGGCCCTGTGATGCAGCCACGTCGGCAGCACGGTCGCTGCCAGTCAGTGCGAAGGTGTCGCGCTCGGCGTCAGCCTTGGCCTTTTGCTCGGCTTCTTTCTCTTGGCGTTTGCGCTCTTGCTCGGCCTGTTCGAGCTTGGCCAAGCGGTCCTCAATGTCTTGAGGCGTGTAGCTGGTTAGGGCTTCTTCGCTTGGGGCTTCAACTTGCCCTCGCGGATTCCCTTGGCCACTATCATTTTGGCCACCATTTCCACCGCTTGCGGGCTCGGCTGCTTGCCCCCCTTGCTGAGAATCTTGCTCTTGATTAGATTGCTGGCGGATTGCTCCAACAAGGGTTTCAAGTCGTCCGATGGCTTCTTTTGTGTATTCATCTTGAGTTCCATTTTCTGTGATTCTTGCAGCTTCAAAAAGAGCTTGCTCAAAATCAATCCCTTCGACATCTGCGGCCTCAATGAGCGCGGCCATTTCCGCTTGCAGCTCTGGCGATGCAGTGGCAAAGCCAATGGCATCCTCTTGCGTGTAACCCAAGTCGTCAAGCGGTGCAAATGGGTCGAAGTTATCTTCTTGGGCGGCTTCTTGTTGGCTGGCCAAGTAATCATCAAATTGGGTTTGTCGCTCAAGCTCTGCGATGCCTTCCCAGCCTTCATCGGTGTATTGTGGATTGCTGACGCTGCGCTTGATTAAGTCATACGCTGCGTTGTGGCTATCCTCTTTAATGTAGCCAGCCTCTTGCAATGCCTCAGTGGCTTGGGCAATGGTCATGCCTTTGCCAGCGCCAGCGAAAAGCCAGCGGTTGCCAATCTTGACGTTGCCTTCAATGCCAAGGTCTGAGCGCTCGCTTGGGGCCATGCCACCACGCGATGCAATGAACTCATGCGCTGCCATTGGCTTGCCTTTGGACCCTGCTTCTGCATTGGCGCTGCGGATGCGCTTGGCTGCCTTTTCTTCTGCGGCGAGTTGCGCGGGCGTCTTGTCAGCCAGCACGAAGCCGCCAGCCACTTGCTTGACGCGCATCATGGGTTGGAGCTTCTTGGCTTTTTGTGCGGCCTGCTTGGTCTTGAATGGCGTGCCGCCTTCGTCGATGCTGGTGCCGTCTTGGCCAATGAAGCCAGTGATGGCCTTTGTTTGGCTTGGCAATACTGGCGTCTTTGCCGCTACATTGGCAGCGGGTTGCTCTGTTGCAGGTGCGAGTGGCTCTGAAAACTGTCCAGTGGATTCCAGTGGTGCAGTGCGCACCGTTGGCTCAGTTGCCGCATTTCCTGTGATGTCCAGTTTCCCGGTGTCGAGAACTCGTTGCACAGATTCCACGCCTGATGCTGGGTCAAATGTCCCTGTTCCAACGGGGTTTGAATCCACGGGCTGTAAAACATTGTCTGAGCCATTTGCTTGGGTCTCCGTGTCGAGCTTAATGTCGTCGGCCACGGGTGTGAGCTTGGGCACATTGAGCGGGCTGTCTTGGGTGGCCGTGTTCGTGATGAGTTGGGCCAACGATTGAATGGCCTGCTGAGGCGCTTGTTCAACTTCTTGGGGTGCTGGTACCGACGGGGCAATTTGAGCGGCTTGTGGCTGCGATACGGGTGCTTGCTGCGTTGGTGCTGCTGGTGCTTGGCCAGTTCCAAAGATTTTCTGCACGGCTGCTTGGTAATCGGCAGCGGTTGGCTCTGGTGACTGTGCTGGTGACTGTTTGGGTGGCAGGTTTGTCGCTAAATCTGCAACACCTCCAACACCAAGTCCAACGATGCCTCCATACACTCCTTGCTTGCCCATTGCATTTAGGTCAATGGGTTGGCTTGTAGCAATTTGCTGGCCAATGTAGTTGGCTGATTCTTCGCCACCCTCTTGCAAGAACTCTTTGGCTCCTGTCTTTGCCGCTGAATTTGCAATGTTAAGTGCGCCTCGCACGCCAGATTCACCAGCCATGCGACGGGCAATTACACCTTCGACACCGCCATCAAGAATCTTGCCAAGAACCAAAGATGCCGCACCACTGATTGCCGCACCTTTGTATCGGTCTGGCAATGACTGGTCTGTGGTTCCTGTAAATGTTTCTGACGCGTTTTGCAATGCTGAGGTGCCAACGGTCGCACCTGTTGCGACGGCACCGGGGGCCATGCCAGCCAAACGTGGAAACACTTTGGCGATTGTTGGCAGAGCCTTGGTTGCTCCAACTGCTGCGCCTGTTGGTAGAAACATAGACCCAACGGCTGAGACCGCTGTATCGGCTGCGGCGCGTGGGTTATTTAGGATGACGCCGGGAATGTCGGTAATGCCAACATTTGGGTCTTGCAGTGCTTGATTGATGTTGGCTTTTTGCGCATTCAAGGCATTCGAACCAATCACTTGGTCGATTGCATCCATGCCGCGTTTCATGGCATTCGATGTGTCAACCCCAACCGTGTCACCTGTGGTGAGGCGTCCAATGTCGGCCACGCCTTTTACTGCTGTTGGACCAATCTTGAGCGCGGCAGCCACAACGTCGCGAAGATTGTCTGTAAAGGTCGCGCTGGATGCGTCCTTTGCTTGACGTTCTTTAACCGACTTGAGGTAATTGGCCGCCGTGACTTCTCCAATCGCGGAGCTTTGGCCATCGCCATCGAGGTTCCCGGTGAACTCTTTTAACTTGGGGGCTGCGTCAAGTTGTCCGTCGAACTCTCGTAAGGCCATTTATCACTCCATAACGTATTTTTTCCCGTCTGGCCCTTGATAGACTGGCTTGCCATTTGAGGTGCCAATCTGTTTGTAGCCAGCGGGGACTTTGGCCTCAATTTTGGGAGTGCCGCCACCACCTGCCGGATTTTTGTCACCTGCTGGCGCTGGTGCTGCGTTGCGATTCTTTTGCTTGGCCGCTGCAATGTATTGCGCTTGGTTTGGCTGCTCTGCTGCTGACAACTTGGACAAAACGCCTTTGATGATTTCTTCTTCCGTCATTGGTTTGTCAGTGCCACCAAAGAGTTTGGAAAGCACGCCAGCTTGGTTGGTGCCGGGGTTGGCCAACTCGCCTGCAAGTTGCTGCACCACGGCTTGGTCAAGTCCAAGCATGTCGTTGTATTGGTCCGGCACGCCCTTCTCGCCGAATTTGGCGGTGCGGGCCTTATCCACGCGCTTCAAGATGTCAATGTCTTGAGGTGTGAGCATGTCCTTCGTCTTGCGCAACACGTTTGCCACGGTCTCGCGTGGCAGGTCGGTAACGTACTTGCGTGCCGCTTCCACGTCTTCATTTGAGCGAAGCTGTGAATTGGTGAGCGGCTTGCCACTGCCACCGCCATCTGCTGCGCCTGCGAGTGCATCACCTTCGAGCGTGTGCTTGCGTGCCGACGCGTTGGCGTTCTTGGCTTGCGCGTTGTTCTCGTTGGCCTTTGAGCCTTCGACGGACGAAAAGAGCTTGGCCAAAACCGGGTTGGCTTCTGCTTGCCCACCTGTGAAGCTGTCAATGCTGTAACCCGTATTGCCCACGTTGTCGAAAAGCGGCTTGCCTGCTGCGGCTGCATTGGCTTTGCCGTAGTTTGGGGCGAGCGCTGGGTTGGCCACCACTGCATCAATGCCGCGTGCTTTCTGTTCTTCCAGTGCCGCTTGTGCGCCTTGGTGCACATTGCTGCCAGTGGCAAACATGCGCTGGGTAAGCGACATTGCTTGGGCCAACTTCTTGACGGTATCGGCATCGGCAGGCGCGGGCATGACTGGCCCAACGCCATCGGCTGGTGCAGAGTACGCGCCGCCAAAGTCGCCCGTGGCCAACTTGTTGCGGAAAGCTGGTGCAAGGTTGGTTGGCAGCCCCAAACTCAGCATGGTGTTTTCGAGCGGGTCGTTCTGAATCGCCAGCGCACCAAGTTTCTGGTTTGCCTCCACCCCGGCTTTGTTGCCAGCCATCGTGTGGTGATAGAGCTGCGCACCCTTGAGTGCGGAATCCGCTTCGGCTTGTTGGCGGTACATCGGGGCCATTGCTGCGGCCTTGAACATATTGCCAAGACCTTGGCCCGCTGCGAGTGCGCCGCCGCTTCCGTCGATTGTGAAATTCATTGGCTTATCCCCCGACTTTCATTTGTTTGAGCGCACTGAGCCATGAGTTGTTGTTGGCACCAGTCCAGCCTTTTTGAGCGTTGAGCGTGGCAATGGGGTCGGCTGTTGCATTCGCTGCATTTGCTTCGGCTGCGGTCACGCTGCCAGTGCCCGTGCCGCCGTATGCCAAACCAGCGCTGCCGCCAGCTTGAAGCAAGCTGCCCAAGAACACTTTTTCAGCGTCGGGACGGCCAGCGACTTGGATGCCGATTTGGTCGGCAGCTTGTTGGCCACGCGAGAAGCTGTTGAGCTGGTCAATCGCTTGGCCAGAATCGAGCATTCGGATGCCTTCATTCATTTGCAGGCGGTTGGCCGAAGTGGTCTTGCCAAGCAAGCGTGCCAGTTGCTCGGCTGACTTGAGCGAAGCCGCTGTCGAGGCTGCCTTGGCGTCTGAGTAGTCGTTTGACACATCGCCTTGGGTTGAGCTTTGTTGCGCACGAATTTGTTGGCTCTCGCTTACGGGGGCCATTAAGTCAGTGGCGATTTGTTCTTCAATCGCTGCCTTCTCATTGGCACGGTCGCCGGGTGCGTATTTGCCAGCGGTGTCGAGCGCCTTCTTTTCGGCTTGCTTTTGCAACTCGGCTTGGCGTTCAAGGCTTTGTCGGATGGCCGCATCTTGCCGTTGTGCAGCATCGGTGCTGGCCTGATACTGCATGTATGAACCGCCAATCAAGGCGGCTAGTGCTGCAATTTCTAAACCTGTCATGCCTTGACCCCTTGATAAGTTTGCTGCGGGCTAGACACGCCAAACCACTGGCCACCCGCTTGGGTGCCTGCTGCGCGTCCTGCATTCACTTGGTTGAGCAAATACGCTTGGCTCAAGTCATTGAACAAGCTGCCCACGGTCGAACCTGCGCGGGCTTGTGCCACGCTGTCAGAGTTTGCCTTCAAGCCACCAAGCGCCATTTGTGCAGCGGTACCCGTGTCAATACCGGACTGGGCCATGCTGATTAGGTTCGAGCGGGTGCGCTCATCGGCAACGCGGAAATCTGCGGCTGACTGGTCGGCAATGCCACCAGCTCGCATCAAACCTTCGTTGGTGCGTCGGTCAAGTTCTGCATTGCTGTCCACATCGACTGAGCTGCCTAGCAAGCCAGTGCGGGCCAAGCCAAAACGGTTGTTGCGTTCGGCTTCCGTCGCTTGTCGGTCCACCTCTTTTTTGTTGAGGTCGTACACGGCAGCTTTTTGGTCGGCATACATTTTTTCGCGTGCGTTGGCTGGGTCTCCATCAACCCATGAATCAACCACTTCGGATGTTGGTTTACTAATAGCAAATCGTCCACGCGATGGCATGGCAGAAAGCAAATCAAATTGGTCTTTGCTGATTTGATTGCCTGAGCGGTCTTTGTAAATGGTCTGCTGTTGCTTGACCTTGTTGTTGAAAATGTTGTTGATTTCCTCGGTCGCGGCTTTAATGCGTGCTTGACGCTCGGCCTCTCGTTGGCCTGCGCCGCCATCACCACCGCCGCCACCTTTGTGGGGTCGGATGCGCTCACCTTTGTTGCGTGGCCACGCGCCAATGGCAGGCCCGCCAAACTCTGCGGATAACTGTGCGTCCAGTTCGTCCATTGTCATTCGTGCTTGCATCTTTTCCTCCAACTCACAACTCTGCGCGTACAACGCGATAAACGGGTTTAAATCCAATTCGTCCAAGCATCCGGGCCATTGCATCACTGCATGACGCCTCAATCACAGTGGCCCCGGCGCTCTTGCACCAAGTCTTGAATGCCTCAAAAAACTCGGCGGCTGCATCATCCAATCCACTGCCACCAAACGCCATCACATTGATGGCCAAGGTTTGCGGGTAGTGAACAAACTCAAAAGCCATTGCAAACTTGCCGATGCCGTCTTGCTCACCCAATGCGGTAATGACGCGCCCTTCGGCTGTCATGCACTCGATGTCCTTGACGGTGAATTCGCCGCGTGCGGCTTGGTCAATCACTGGTTGCAACAATGGCTCGGCCATGTGGAATTTTTGTGCCAAAAGCTCAGGGCTGGTGATAAATGTGACGTTCATTTACACCGGACCCAAAACGTCGTAATACAAGGTCACAGAATCCAAGCGGAATGTGGCCGCGTCGTAGTTTCGGAAACGAAGCGCAAACTCGGTACCGCAACACTCCACGGGAATCATTCCAGCCGGGCGCGTGTTGCCCTTGACCTTGACGGGCAGCGTGAAGGCGTCCGGGTCGCGCACATCAAAGCCCACGGAAAACTCGCACTTGCCATCAATCACCACGTCAGCGCCATAGATGCGCTTGAGCTGGCCGGGTGTCTTGAGGTTCATGTATGGCAGGTCGAGCAACACCTCAAACTGGGTGCCGTCGTCGGTGCTCACTGCTGGGTCGAGTTTGTAAACACTGTCACCGCTGCGGATGTAAAGCTCTTGGCCAAGCTCTGCAAAGGCATCGACTGGCTGGGTCAAGAAGTATTGGCTCCATGCTGCAATCTTTGCCGTTCGGCTGATTGAGTACACGAATAAGCGGTTGCCAATGGCGCAAATGTATTGGCCCGTGCCATAGAAATAGAAGGCCCGTGGGAATACCCCGGCCACCTTTGTCTCAGGGCGAACCAGCGCGTCAATGGGTGAACCCACATCCACGTCGGCCAAGTTGCTTGTGAGTTGCAGCGTGGTGATTGAGCGAAAACCGTAGTCGCTCAAGAAGTACAAGTCGCCAGCTACCGAAGCCACTGAGCGCGGAAAGCTGGTGCCCACGTTCTCCACGATGTCGTCGAGCTTCATGTTGGCTGGGTTTGGGTCAACACTCCACACTTGTGCGCCGTCACGGCTCAGGGCCACCAACTTGTTTTGGTAGATGCCCAAGGCGTTGGTCGAGCGGTCGCCGCGTGAGTTCAAACCCGTGGGCAAGAAGCCAGCATCGTTGGCCGTGGTCCAGTCGCGTGGGTTTCCTGTCTTGCAAAAGCGCACGGTGTCGCCGTTGATGGCAAAGAGCTTTGACGACAACTTGACCACGCCTTTGGTGTCGGGGCAATTTGCGTCGGCAATGTGAGTGGCTGCGCTACCGTCAAGGTAGTGGTGCTCGACGGTACCGTTGTCGTATTGCACCGCGCAGTAAATAAAGGCGTTGAACACGTCGGCATAAGGCACGTCGGCAACTGGGCGAGCGCCACCAGAGTATTGGACCTTGTGCGCTTGGAATAGCGTATTGGCGTGCGTGACTGTGCCGCTGCCATAAAACGTGTGCAGCTTGCCAAACGCGGCAAACAAACCCTTGGTGCCAGCTTCTAAGTCGGCCACCTTGACCAAGCCGGGGCGCTTTTGCGTGGCCAAGCCCGTGGTGACATAGGCATTTTTCATTTCGCGCAGGCGGTTGGCATCCGATACGGATGCGCCTTTGCGAAGGTCAATACCTAAGTCGAAGCGGTCGAAGGTGATTTGTGCCATTTCTTACGCTCGCAAGGTGTAGCCGTTTTCAGTGCGAGCCACTTGACCCTCACGCGAGGCCGCATTGGTTTCCACGAAATAACGGGTGTTCTCTTTTTGCTTGCTCTTTTCCTTGCTCAACATGACTTCGAAAGTCTTGGCAGGCACTTGAGCATCGGGGTGGCGATAGTGCGCCTTGGCGTTGGCCAGTGCGTACAAGAAAACCAAACGGTCTGGCACGCTGCTGCGGTCGCTGGCACGGTCAAAGCGGCCTTTGCCTGCAATGTGCATGATGATGAGTTCATACACTTGACCGGGTGTTGGCCAAACTTCGAGCTGGCCATTCAAGGTGTCGTATTTGGTTGGCTGCTGGCGCAGGCTTGAGAAAGAGCGGTCGCTCTCTGTGATGCCTTGAGCCATTGGGTCGCGGATGGTGTCAGAGACTTTGACGTGCACCGACAGCACTTGGCCGGGGTCGATGTCTTCGTCCTCTGCATCATCGTGCCAGTCGTACAACGACGAACCAGCTTGCAGGTTGAGCACTGAGCGTTTCTTCAACGCGGGCGGCTCAAGCTCCCCATAAACGTATTCATGGGCCTCTTGCAAAAAGCTCTTGAGCACGGCTTCGTTGGCCTTGGATGCAGAGCCTTGGGTGACAAAACCCAAGCGTGCGCGAAGCTCGGTAAGAAGCTCGCCAAATGTCTTGTTGCGTTGGGTTAATGCGTTCATGTGTCGCCCTTTATGCCGTGGTCAGCACGATGGAAAGCACGCCAGCGGTCAGCACCAAGCGAGCACTCACAGAGCTGCGGCCAACCAAGCTGGCGGTCTTTGTTGCGGTATCAATCGAAGTGACTGCGCCATTGATACCGTCGTCGCCGGGGTCGCCTTTGGCACCAGTCAAACCTTGGATGCCTTGCAAACCCTGAATGCCTTGGATGCCTTGAGCGCCTTGCGGGCCTTGTGCGCCAGTCTCACCTTTGCCGTATTGCACGCCAGTGGACCAGTCGCCACTTGTGGCCGACAACTTGAAATATAAAAACCCGGTGTCCATCGCCAAGAACGAAAAGCCCTTGGGTTGCAAGTTGTAGAGCGACTTGTTGGCAGCGATGTCGCGCACGTCAGCATCAAACGATGAACCCGTGTCGCCCTTCACGCCTTGAATACCTTGCGTGCCTTGTGGACCCGCTGGGCCTTGAACACCAGCCGGGCCGGGGATAGCCAGCGCGGCAATGGCTGCGTCAGTCAAGTTGGCTAGCTCGACAATGGCGTTGGCCAACGTGCCATCGTCTTTCTGAATCAGCGCAGCGTTATCGCGCAGCGTGTTGATTGAGATTGCAACCTTGTCCAACTCGGCATTGAGCGAACCGTGGTCCGTGCTGGCCGAGTTGTTTTCGAGAAAGTTCTTGGTGCGGTTGTAGGCTGCTGCTTGCATGGGTTTTCCTTTAAGGCTTGAATCCGTGAGCCTTGGCCCACTCCAAGAAGATGCCGCCCAAGCCAAGCAACGCCAGCCAAATCAAACCAGTGATGGTTTTTTCGATGATGGCTTTGCGCAGCTCAATGCTCTG